CCCCCTAGACGGGTTTTTCAAGGGTCGGCGATGAGACCCTTGATCCTCATTTCCTGCGAGCCCTCCTCGCCTCTTTTAAAATATTCCCCCCTTCCTTTAGCCCATTCCTGGTAGCGGGGAGCCGAATATTTTATGAATGGAGATCAGAAATCAATTGATTATCTCGCCCGCGCAGTTGGATACAGTTTAACTGGCAGAGTCCATGAGGATGTGTTGTTTTTCTGCTATGGGAAGGGGGCTAATGGGAAGTCCACGTTTTTTGGAGGATTGCAGCTTCTTCTTGGGGATCTTATGACGACAGTCCCTATTGCGGCATTGCTAGTTGATAAAGCTGATCACAACTACGATTATCATAAAGCCTCCATGGAAGGTCGTCGAGTGGTGGTTACTGATGAGATTCCAGAGGGCAAGCGGTTAGCGGAGCATCAGATTAAGGGGCTTGTAGGAGGAGATGATATTGCAGCTCGCCGTCCGTTTGAAAGACCCTATCAATTTAAGCCAACTCATAAGTTATGGCTTATGGGAAATTATAAGCCTGATATTCGGGGAACTGATCACGGCATTTGGAGGCGCATTCATCTGATTCGTTGGACAGTGACTATCCCTGAAGAAAAGAAACGACCTCGGCATGAAGTGCTCTCCGATTTTTCTAAGGAACGCTCCGGAATCTTAAATTGGGCGATCCGAGGATTTTTAGATGCGCAAGATCTGGGTGGGCTTAAGCCTCCGAGTTCAGTGATAAATGCTACTAAGGAATACCGGAGTGATTCTGATCAGTTTAGCCAATTTATGGACCAATGTATAACTCAACGGTCGCAAGCAAAAACAAAACTTAAAAGTATCCTCACTGTCTATAAAAATTGGTGCGAAGAAAATGGTGAACCTCAGTACTATGGCTCCTCTAAGAAAATTGGATTATATTTTAGGGAAGCAGGTTTTGAGACCAGACGGGATGGTAAAGATAATCTTTTTTGTGTCTTTGGAATCGAACTTCTTGGAGAAGAAACTCCTCTTGAATTACCCGGTGTTCTTAAGGTCGATCCAAAAAATTTTCATTACACCTCATGCCAGTAACCAGTCACGATCTTGAAAAACTTGGATATAAGCTTCAGTCGGACGGGAGTTATGCAAAACCAGAAAGTGCCAATAGTCCTGCATCTCAAAGGGTATCTGAGCCCAAGTCTAAACCGCCTTCTAGGTCAGCATTGGACCATAATGAAAAAGGAGAAAAAGAAAGCCGAGGTCGCTTTATTGTGCGCATTACGCGAAAGGCGGTCTCTTTACTCGATGCAGACAACTTTCACGGGGGATGTAAGCCATTAATTGATCAGCTCAGATACCATGGTTTAATTTCAAATGATGATCCCGCATCTGCAGAATTCATCTTCATCCAACAGAAAGTACATTCCAGGGCGGAGCAGGGAATGATAGTGGAGATTTTAAAGTAAGAATGATTGCTACTCCTCATCCAGTTTATCCCTCTCCGGAAATTCTAGCTAAGCTCCCAGACCATCAATTGCTCGTACAAATCGGTGCCAAGCAAGTGATGATGACGCGTGAGAAACTGGCTGAATTTATTGCTCAGCGGGAGTTAACGATTCAAAAATCGCAAACTGATCCATTGCGATATGGTTATGAGCCACCGATCTGGAAAAGGGCTGATCAGGAGCGCGCAAAACTGCGTGCAAAATATTCTATTGGAGTCATTTACGAATGGAATATGGGAGGCAACCGTGCTTCAAAAAGTGAGCGTGCTGCCAAGCGCATTGTCGAGAAGATGCTGGAGAAGCCGAATGCACGTGTTTGGTGCTTAACCTCTACGGAGGCAAGTTCCAGGGAGAATCAACAGCCGTTGATTTATAAGTATCTTCCGCCGGAACTGAAGAATGAGACAGGTAAGCTCCGCAAAGGAATCACCACCAAGATTGTTTATAATAGCGCCGGTGGATTTTCTGAGAATGTGCTAGTTTTGCCTAATGGCAGTAAATGCACCTTCAAATTCTACAGCATGGATGTGCGACAGGTGGAAGGGGCTGAGCTGGATGCTGCCTGGGCTGATGAACTTGTTACTCCAGATTGGATTCAGGCTGTGGAGTACCGGTTGCTAACTCGTAATGGAATCTTCCATATTACCTTTACTCCAGTAGAAGGGTGGACAGCGACGGTAGGTATGGCTTTGTCTGGTGCAAAAACGCTGGAAGAAGAGGAAGTAGAGTTATTGCCACTTTCCAAAGGAGGATTCGACAAGGTCCCACGAGTGCAGCAGTTGGCAAATCCTCGTTCTATCTGCGTTTATTTCCACACGAAGGATAATCCCTTTGGTAATTACGAGGCTATGAAAGGGCTTCTTGAGGGGCAAACACGAGACAAAATTAAGGAGAGAGCTTACGGAGTAGCCACAAAGGCTTGTACTGCGCGATTTCCCAAGTTTCGCGAAAAGGTTCATGTTGTAGCCGCGGGGATGGTTCCTAAAGACGGGACACGTTACCATGTGGTCGATCCTTGCTCCGGTAGGAATTGGTTTATGATTTGGGCTCTAGTCGATATCCGAGATAGGATTTTCATTTATCGAGAGTGGCCATGTGTTTCCCGTTATATTGAAGGAGTGGGATTCCCTGATGCGTGGGCGATTCCTAGTCGTAAAGCCGATGGAGATCGAGGAGATGCCCAGAAGTCGTTTGGTTGGGGATTACAACGCTATAAGCAGGAGATTGATCGTTGTGAGGGCGTAGGAGGTGCAAATTCTGAAACCATCTTCGAGCGTATTATGGATTCCCGATATGCCAATTCCTCCACAATGGGGAGGGAGATCCAAAGAACGGTGTTGGAAGAATGTGTGGATGTAGGACTCGATTTTATTCCAGCGCCTGGAGAGCACATTAACGAGGGTGTAGATCTGATCAATAATCTCCTTGATTGGGACGATAGTAAGCCCATTGATTCCACAAATGAGCCACAGCTATTCATTAGCGAAGAATGTACAAATGTGATTTACTCGCTTAAAGAATGGACGGGAGCCGATGGTAAGGAGGGTGCCAGTAAAGATCCAATTGATGTACTCCGTTATTTAGTATTATCGGATGTAGAGAATCTGGAAAATGACTGTTTACTACCAAAACCAGGAGGCTATTATTAGATTAATGAAGCCTATCTTGATGCGATATTCGCAGATGCTCGAGCTTTTTAGTGAATATGGGATTAATCGTCATCAAGTAAACCAGATGTTAGGGCTGCCAGGGGTAATTCGAAAAATCAAGTTGCCCGGTAGTGAAAACGGAAGGGCGCTTTATGTGCGCCAGGAAGTAGAAGATCTTATTCAGTCTTTTGTAAGTAATGCTGAGGAAAACAAATGAATCAGGAAAAGGATATTGAGCTAACGGGGGATACCCCAAAGATTGAGGAGCTAATCGGGGAACTCACTCAAGCAACGGATCAAGCATCTTCATTTTATCAACGCTATCGCCAGGCATACAATTCACGCCATGCAATTTGGCCTGGGCAAAGTCCGGATGGGAGGAAGCATGCAAAGGCGTTAGGTGTTGACGCTTTCCCATGGGAAGGTGCTTCTGATGTTCGGATTCGAACTGTTGATAAGGTTTGCAATGAACATGTAGAATTGCTTCTGAGTGCTTTTTTAAGAGCCAAGATTAATGCGGTTGCATTCACTTCAAATGATCTTTCTTGGGGGAGTCGTGTGACAACCTTATTGCAGTGGGAGGTTTGGACGAAGATGCGTCCTCAATTACGAAGGGAGCTTTCCATTCTTGCTAATTGGATGCTTCTCTACGGCTCGGCAGTACTTGGAATCTTTTGGCGGCAGGAAACTCGCAGAACTCAGGAGGAAATCAGTCTGGAGACTGTTGCTGGGGCCCTGTTGCCTTCTATAGGCGACGATCCGCAGTTGGCAATTGATATGTTGAGTGCCGTTCGCGAAATGCTGCTAGACCCTGAACGGCAAAAGGAGGCTGATGCCATTTTGCAATCGCTGTCTTCTGTGGCTACGCGGAAAGAACTAAAACAGTGTAGAGATGCACTTATTGGTGGAGAGACAGCGAGACTCCCGATAATCGATCCTTTTAATGTAGGCGCTGAATGGAAAGCATTATTGCCTTTTGTGGACATCTTTTTTCCTGTTCATACAGATGATATTCAGGCTGCCAGATGGGTAGCACACAGGGAACGCCTTACAGTCACCGAATTACAAAATCGAGTTGTAACTCATGGTTATAATGAAGATTGGGTGGAGGAAGTGAGTAATCGTAAGGGGCGGAATTATGAGCTCCCTTTCTCAGAGTTTAGCCATCCTTATGTGATCGATGAAGATCGGAATTTTGTAGAGGTCTTTCATTTTTATTACAAGAGCTATGGGCAAGGAGATGATCCGGTAACTTTTCATACGGTATTGCATCCTCATGTGAGTGACTCTGCGGCTTTGCACGAAGAGCATCCTTACAAACATGGTTTATATCCTTATGTAGTTTACCGGAGAGAATATAAGGATAGAGAAATTCTAAGTTCCCGAGGGGTTGGAGAGCTGGCGCAGACATGGCAGAATGAAATTAAGCTTCAGCATGATGCTCGGTCTGATCGCTCACAAATTTCGGTTTTGCCACCTGTAATTGTGCCTGTTGGTTATAATCCTACCAAGCTCCAGTTCGGTCCTGGCACCCAATGGCCAGCCAGACGGAATGAGCTTCCGCAATGGATGGCTCCGCCTCCTAATGATCCAACCTCCATTGAGATCGAGAACTCCACTCGAGCTATGGTAGACAGTTATTTTGGATCTCCCGGACCAAATACGCCTCCGGAGATTTCCCAAAGACGTGCTCAGTCTCTAGCCGACAATTTCTTAATGGATTGCAGTGTTGCTGTATCTCAAACATTGCAACTTATGCAGCAATATCTCGATGACGAGGTAGTTGCCCGGGTCATTGGTCAAGGGCAAGTCTGGCAATTTACTCGGGCTGAAATTCAAGGTCAGTTTCATTTGCAATTAGACTTTGATGCTCGGGATCTAAATCCAGAAATGGTGGCTGAGAAGCTGAAGTTAATTTCCAGTTTGGTGTTGCCGCTGGATCGCTTAGGCATTGTGGATACTTCACAGATCGTAGAACTCGCTCTCTCAGCTATTGATCCTTGGATGGCTCAGAGATCGATTAGGTCGACTCAAGCTGCTAATGAAGATCAGGAGAGGGATGAAAAAATTATCCTCTCTCTAATGGTCTCCGGAATTGAATCTTCGATGACGCCTCAAGATGGAATGAATTATCAGTTAAGGTTGCAAGTTCTTGAGAAAGCTATTAGCAGCAATCCCGAGTTGCAATCGAAGATTCAGCAACGACCTCTGTTACATAAAATGCTAGTAAACCGAATGAAGTTTCTCCTATTCCAAGTCCAACAGCAGCAGAATGCTGTGATTGGTCGTATCGGAACTTCCGCTGTACTAAATCAAGCACAATGAATATTAAAAAGTTCCTTAGTAATCTATTTAAGCCAAAGCCGCGGATAGTTATTCAGCATATCCCAAAGCGCTTAAATGATCAGGATTTGATGAAGGCTCTGGCTGTCGAAGAAGATCATTCGATGTATCTAGCCTTGTTAGAAATGATTGAACGTGCTGTGGAAGACGCTCAAATTACAGCAAAATTCGGAATCGATCAGAAAGGGACTTTAGCTGCTAATTTGGGAGCAAAGTTTGCTTTGGAAGATTTGAGAAATTCTCTAATTCAGTATCGCTTCAATGCGGTGCTGGAAATGAGGAGACGGCAATGTATGGGAAGAGATTAGGCCGCGTCTTGAATGTCAGATAGCTGACGGAGCAATTCAGGCAAAGCTAATTGCACGGTTTCCCAAATTACATTTAAATCGATCTCAAAATAACCGTGGGTAACGCGGTTTCTTATTCCACGCATTTTATGCCACGGCACTTCCGAATGTGCATCCGCAAACTCTGGATAGCAATCCATGATGTTTGTTGCGGCTTCTCCGATGATGATAAGATCCATAACAACCGCCCGTTGTACGCAGTTGTTTTCCAGGAACTGATCTTTAGTCAAGCCTTTAGTAAACTCGCGAGCTTCTGTCGCGGCTTCTTGCATATGCTCAATGTAATTCCGGAGAGAGTGTTTGGTCATACGGGTTGAGCTTCCGCAAGAACTTTCGCTCGGAATTTTTTTGATAACTCTTCGGGAGTGCGTAGATCGACGCGCACTCCAAGTAATTCCTCAAGTTCCACTTGTAAGCCGCACAGATCAAAGAGGGTCGTACCCGGAAGAGCATCTACCAATAGGTCAAGGTCACTGTTTTCCTGATCAGTTCCATGGAGGGTCGATCCGAAGACACGTGGATTAGTGGTGGGAGAACGGCTGATGGTTTCCCGGATTGCACTACGCTTGAGACCAAGAACGACGGACGGTTTCATGATTTTTTCTATACCACGAAGGTTTTGTTTCAGCAATAACGATGCCTAATTCGGGCCAAGTCGGGCCGACTCAGTCCAACTCGGGTCAAGTCGGTCCAACTCGGCAGCACCGCCTATCGCCAGTGTGTTGGGATCATGGCAAAGGAGGTGCATATGTCAGAAGCGGTTGTCGAAAACAAAGGTTATGGAGACTATCGAGATCACATTCCTGAACTGAAGGAGCTGGAAGAGATTGTTGACGAGGAATCCAGTAATCCTGGTTCTGAGACCGGAGCTATTGAGGACAAGGAAAATCCCAAGGAAGTTGCTGATGCTGGCAATGCAGATGAGGGGCGTGGTCAAGAAGAAGAGGTAGCTGCCCAAGAAGATAAAGCAGAAGAGCACTTATCTGCCCAACTCAAAGCTGCTGAGGAGAAGATGCACACTTTACAAGCTGAGTTAGAGGGAGCCCGTCAACAACTCGCCTCGGCGCAGCCAATTCAAATTACTCCCACTCGGGTTAATCCATTTTCTAACGTAAATACTCCTGAAGAACTCAATCAAAAAGTTGAGGAAGCTTGGGCGTTTAAGCGCTGGGCCAGCAAAAATCCGGATGGTGCAACGTATCGGACGGCCGATGGCCAGGAAGTAGAAATTTCTCCGGAACAAATGTACCAAATGCAGCTTGATGCAGAAGAGGCTATTCAAATTCACGCTCCTCGCCGCGCCGCTTATCTTCAGGACAA